GCCAGTATTGAGCAGTCAGAAGCAAGTGCGAAGGAAACGTATCTGTACTTCATTCAGGGCGTTGACTTCGAACTGTACTTCACGAGTGCGCAGAAGACGATCACGGCAGACATCGCCGGAACAGCTTACGACTTCAAACATCCTCTCGGGGGCATCTCTCATTCTGATTTCGCCGAATCACAAGACGTTGGCCGTGGTTCGACGACGCTGACCGTCTCGCTCGCGAATACTCTCTACCGCAAGCACAAAGAATTCCCACCGCACGGCAACACAGCCTTAGTTATCTATCGCCAGAATGAGATCGACGGCGATCCCTATCAGGTCTGGACCGGCACAGTCTGGAGCCCACGAGTCGAAGGTGTTGAAGTTCATTTCGAGTGTGTGACCGACTTCGAAATGATGTCGCGAGCTGAAGGACTCAACGACACCTATCAATCACTCTGCAACTGGTTTTTATTTGAGTATCCCTGTCCAGTTAATCGAGCAAACTGGAGAGTCGTCACAGCAGTCGTTTCGATCGACACAGAGAACTTCCAAGTTGTTGTTTCAGGAGCAGGCGACAAGCTCACAGGCTGGTTTAAGGCCGGCACGATCGAAGCACCGAACGGCGACAAGCGCACGATCCTCTCCGACACACTTTCCGGTTCGAACCACATCCTCGAGCTTCAACAAAATTTTCCATCGACGACATTGAGACCGGGCGATTCAGCAGACGCTTATCCGGGTTGCGATCGGAACTACACCACAGGACGCGACAAGTTTGGATCAGAGACCGGCAGCGGAGATGGATGCGGCACTAACAACATTCAAGCGAACGTGAATCCTCACGAGATCGGACGGTTGCAGTAATGCCCGGCGGCGGATGGGGAGATTTCAATCCGGGCTATCCGACTGCTTCAGGCGCCGCAGCGGGCGCGGGATCTCGCAACGCTTACTACAACATTGCCCTGATGGCGGGAATGCAGACGCTTGGCTCTCTGCTCCAGCCCGGCCCAAAGCGTCCCGGCAAAGACAATATCAAAGTCAACTATGGTGATGCCGCTCAGGTCTGGTCTTACATCTGCGGCACAGTCAAAACTTTTCCACATCTGATCTGGTTTGGAGATTACTCGAACAAGAAAGTAAAGAATGGGGAGTTCATCAAGAATACCGCGATTCAGGGTGGCATAGGCGGATTCAGCGGTTACCTTGGCGGCGGCGGCCACTTCAACACACCGACTCCCGATCCTCCCTCCGCATATATCGGTCTGGCCGAAGGAACCGGACTCGGCATCATGAACGCGGGGCTCGGCGCGATCCGAACATTCTCATACAAACACTTTGCCGGCTTCGCTTATGGCATCTGTCACGGTCCCATTGATGGAATCCGAACGATTTGGGTTGATGAGAAAGAAGCATTCAACGGATCAACCTCTAATGCTGGCAACACGATCACGATTGACAAGCCCAAAATGTGGGGCGGCGAACACGAGCTCGGCGGGCTACATGCGATCTGCGACATTGTTCGCGGAGACTTCTGGCCAACTCAGTTAGTCAATCCATATCTCGCTTCTCAGGTTCCAGACGCACCAGCGTATTCAGGTAAAGCTCTGTTCATTTGGTGCGGTCAATCTCGATCTGCTAATTCCGGATACTTTGCTGCGACGCCATCAGACGCTCCTTTGGTTCGTCCTATTGCTTTTGAAGTCTGCGTCTTTCCCAGCAATCTCGGCGTACCGGAATACAAACTGTGTGGCGCTGACTCGCTCGATGCCAACCCGGCAGAAGTCGCGTATCAGTGGATCACGAACCGAGTCTACGGCGGGAAACTCTCGGCATCTCGAGTTGACCTTGATTCCTTCCGCGCCGGCGCGCAGAAGCACTTTGATGAAGGGCTCGGCTGCTCGTTTGAATTGAATCGCGAGTATGACGTCGAGGCGGCGCTCGATGATATTCGCTCGATGGCGGCCGTCGATCTTACCGGCTCACTTCAATCTGGAACGATGAAGTACAAGCCGATCCGCAAGGATTACTCGATCGCCAGTTTGCTTGTTCTGCGTCACGGTGCGGATTCAAACATCACCGACAAGTCAGAATTCAACGTACTTGACATTGATGAATTCGAGCCCGGCACGTGGAACCAAACCCCAAACGATCTCAGGCTCGAGTACATCAACCGCTCCAACAAATATCAAACTGAAAAACAGCCGGCCTTCGACCAGGCAAATCGTGAAATTCAAGGTAAGCAGGTTACTGCAAATAAATCCTTCCGCGGAGTTTCTCACCCGACGGCGGCCTCAATAGTCGCTACTCGAGAAATGCGGGCGTCTTCATACCCGCGCGCGCCGTTTGTTGTTTACGTGAATCGATCTGCGGCGTGGGATCCGGATAATGATCGGTACATCGAGCCCGGCGACGTTCGCAAAGTCATCTCGACAAAGTTTGGCTGGGTGAAGATTGTCAGGATCCTTGAGGTTGGAATCGGCAAAGAAGACGACTCTCGAGTACGCTTGTCGTGCGTCGAGGACGTATTCGCAATGGGCGCTTCCGCGTTCTCCGATTCGGGTTCAGGCGGCTTTACCTATCCACTCGATCCGGCTGCAATCACGTCTTACGTCGTTCAAGATGCGCCGTACTTCCTTACGAAGAGCGACACACCAAAAGCTTTGGTCTTCGCGGCCAAGCCGAATAACGCGCAAATCAAGTACGACGTCAAGGTTTCGATTGACGCCGGACTTTCGTACACCGAAGAGGGCTCCGACGCTGATTTTGCAATTCCAGGAACAATCACAGAGGCCGTTGAACGACTCTCTGCCGCAAAGCTCACTTCACTAACTTTCACTCCTGTAAATTCTCTTGAGGCCGCAAATCTCGAAAGTGCGTCGACGCCCGAGATCGCCGGTGGTGAGAACCTGCTTTACTGGCCAGATACCGGCGAATTCATGGCCGTGGAAGACATCACAGATGAAGGTGATGGCACTTTTACTCTTGGAAATGTTTGGCGAGCTGTAGGAGGGTTTGATTCAGTTCCCGCGCCTCACTCAGCAGGAGCCACAGTATGGTTCTTTAGCCAACGCCGAGCCCTGACGGCAGAACATGCAGCAGCCACGGCACTAAAGCTCAAACTCATTTCAAACGCGCTGGGAGACGATTTAGACGAAGCTGATGCTTCACCTATTTCACATACAACTACTACCAGGGCATTAAAACCGTTGCCAGTTCGCGGCGTGACGATCTCGGGCGATTACGAGCTCGCGGAAATCGCCGCAGTTGATGACCTTGCCGTCGCTTGGAATGAAACGAACAGACTCAGCGAAGGAACGGTTAAAACCCAAACTGACGATGGGGTCGAACCAGAAGACACGAGCACGTACACGATTCGGTTTTACGCAACCGAGTCCGGCTCAGTCTTGCTTCGAACTGAATCCGGGATACTCGCGTCAACGGGCACACAAACTGCCACTCTCACACAAGTCGAAGAAGCGGCTTCACCAAACTATCTGGGGCATGTAGCGCTCTCCTATCGCATTGAGATCGATGTTTTAAGAGACGGTAAAACCTCAACAACCTACATCCGCGAAGTAGCACGTCGAGCTTCCGATGCGTTCCTCACTGAAGACGGAGAGTTTCTCGTCATGCAAGACGGAGATAATTTACTCGTTAATTAAACCCCACTCTCAAGCGCATGTCTTACGATTCTGAAGTGCTGGCTGATTCGCCAGTACTCTACTACAAACTAGAAGAGCTGAGCGGCACCGTTATGACTGATTCATCGGGTAACGGGCGCGATGGCTTGCTTTACACCGACAATACGCGCGGGGTTGCCGGTCCAATCGAGACTGATGCGCTGAGTTTGGGTATCAATGGTCGCGCAGGCGTTTATTCGCTGATCGACTCCGAAGCAGACCCGCGCTCTAACTTCACCCTTGAATCGTGGCACTACGAAATCCCCGACAACTACGGATTCCGAACGCTGATCTGTCGTAACGCTCAGCCTGGACTCAATGCCGGAAACTTTCTTTATTGGGACGATCACCATTGCAATGCAGACATAACGATCGGCGGCACAACCTACTCCGTCACGACGCTTGTACTTACCCCGAATGCCTGGTATCACTGCGTTCTTGTTCGCAACGGCACGTCATTACTGCTTTACGTCAATGGTGCGCTGGCGGCGAGCCCTGTCACCATTGCTTCCGGTGACATCAATGTGGCTTTTCTCGACTCGGGTGGCTGGTACTTCGGCGTCCCTGCCAGCACATCCTTTTGGCGGGCGAGATCGTCACACTCTACTGTTTATGCTACCGCGCTCTCAGCAGGGCGTGTGCGAGCACACTACGAAGCCGCGAAAGCCAGTCTACCGTTAAGGGCCACAATCGTTATCAATGTCGGTGTTGACTTAAACACAGACCAAATAACACCAACTGATTTTGGTTTTGCTCACAACTACAGCGAGACATTCGGCAGCGGGCAAATCCCGGTCGTTGAGACGCTCGAATACAAGACCAACGTCAATCAGTCTGAACCAGACTTTCAGCAAAGAATCTCAGCGCAGCCTCACGGCGCACTCCGCTCGCTTGAGTACCACGTTTCACCAGCTTCACGAGCTGCCCGATCGAGATTTCACGGCACGCTCTATACACCAGCAACCTTTTACACGTTGCCGGTGTGGTCCGATGTTGGGTTAACGACTGCACAAGCCAATTCTGGAACATCGACGATCGCATGTGACACCACACTGCGCGATTACGAAGAGCTTTCATACTGTGGCGTGTGCACCGATCCGAGTAATCCAACCACCTACCAATTCTTTCAGATCCTCTCCGTCAGCGACACGGCGTTAACGCTTGCTTCGACAATCGGCACAACCATCCCGGTGGGCTCGTATGTGTTCCCGGCTCGAGTCTCTTCGATCAGTGAAGACTCGCTTGCGATCAAATCCTTTGCAGCCGATCACGAAGACAGCGTAATCCGATTCGATGTAATTGAGTCAGAGATGTCGACACGTCGAGTCACTGAGTACACACCGAGCTCGACGTATCTCTCGACAGAAGTCTTTTCACTTGAACAGGCTCGCGTCAGCTTCCTCGACGAACGGCCGTATGACATCGCGCGACGTATCCAGGCGCGTGGTAGGGATTATCAATACGCTGTCGACACCGGATCGCCTCAGACATTTCCGGTCCGGTTTCTTCTCACTTCACGAGCGGCGCTGTCTCAATACTACGGCTGGCTTGATGCTCGGTGCGGCAAGCTAAATCCTGTTTGGGTTTCTTCACGCGAGCATGATCTCACGATCACGGCCAGACCATCCGGCTCAACCTACACGGTTTCACCAAAGACCGGATTTGCTTTTCATCAAGGGCGCAGACACATTGAGTTCTTACTCACCAACGGCACGTATGATCGAAGGCGTGTCACTGGCGTTATCGACAACGGCTCGACCGAGACATGGTCAATGGATGGAGGGCTGCTCGGCACGCCTCAACTGAACTCGATCGTGCGCGCGTCATTTCTCAAATATTGCACGCTCGGGACCGATACGATTCAAGTTCGACATTACAAGGGCGGGATCGCGGAGTCGTCCGTAACGTTCCGCGAACTTTTAACCTCACCCGAATAGAAAGCCCTCACGCAATGGCAGATAAAAAAATTACCGATTTAACCGCCGATACCTCACCAACTTCTGACGACCTGATTGACACCGTAACAGATCCGGGCGGAACTCCAGCCAGTCGGAAAGTAACGCTTGCGAACCTTTGGAAAGCGATCCAGACGTGGGTGTTCGCCGAAGATGCGGGATCAACCGACACGTACACGGCAACGCTTTCACCGGCACCAGCGGCCTATGTGAACGGGCAGCATTATAGGTTCAAAGCAAACACCGCGAATACAGGCGCTTGCACGATCAACTTCAACGGGCTCGGCGCAAAGACGATCAAGAAGGCTGCGGGCGGAATCACAACCGATCTTTCAGACAACGACATACGCGCGGGGCAGTGGGTTGACCTGGTGTATGACTCGAACGGCAACATGCAGATGCAAAGCCAGCTCGGCAATGCTACCGCATCGCACTCTCACACGAGCTCGGACATTACAGACTTTGCGGAAGCAGTTGAAGATGAGATCGGGTCGAAAGTAGTTGCGGGCACAGGGATCAGTGTCTCCTACAACGATGGCACAGGCGAGACGACTGTCACGAATACGTCGCCCGATACCGGCAGCCCCTTAGCAACTGAAGACGTTCAGGATATCGTGGGCGCAATGCTCACGGATTCAAGCACCATTGACTTCAGTTACAACGACGGGGCCGGAACAGAGACGGCGAGCGTTATTGACGATTCAATTACAAACACCAAGCTCGCCAACATGGCGAACGCAACTGTCAAGGGCCGCAATACGGCAGGAACGGGCGATCCTGAAGATGTCACGATGGCCCAACTGTGGGCCTTGATCAAAACACAAGTACTCGTAGAGTTCTGCATTGCGGCCAGTGATGAAACAACCGCCCTTTCTGCGGGAACGTCAAAAGTCACGTTTCGAATGCCTCACGCGATGACGGTGACAGCCGTTCGCGCATCGCTCTCGACAGCGCAGACATCCGGCTCGATCTTCACCGTCGATATCAACGAGGGCGGCACAACGATCCTCTCCACAAAGCTGACGATAGACAACGCTGAGAAGACCAGCACAACAGCAGCAACAGGAGCAGTTATTAGCGATTCATCTTTAGCGGATGATGCGGAGATTACGATCGATATAGACCAGATAGGTGATGGTACGGCAAAAGGCTTGAAGGTGTATGTGATTGGAACAAGAGCATGACGTTCATTATCAATCCTTATGCGTTTGGCGGTGCGCCGGTCGACTCTCCCGATGATGTCGCCGGCCTCCTGCTTTGGTTTAAAGCCGACAGCTCTGTTTATTCAGACGCTGGATCTACGCCAGCCACAAACGGCGGCACGGTCCAACAATGGAATGACGTTTCAGGAAACGCCATACACGCCTCACAAGCCACCAGCGGATCACGCCCAACTTATCGAACTAATCAGATCAATGGACTGCCAGCCGTAGATTTCGCCACTAGCAAGTGGATGGCTTTCACTGAACAAACAGTGACGAACTTCACGGTGTTTGTTGTAGCGAAACAAGGATCGGCGTCAGCTTCAAAGACAATAGTCGGCGGGACTGATAATTCGACCAAGATTAACCTTCGATTCGTGTTCTTTGCCGTTCAAAACACTCAGCACACCGTTGTTTCCTTCGAAGAAGCGCCGATAACAGACTTCGTTCAGATCTGCGTTAACCATAGCGAGAGCGCGGGCGGCACAACCACGCTCAGGGTTGACGAAGTACAGACTGGCAACCCTGACACCGGCACGGCCACACTGGGAGTATCACATCTTGGCGCTTGGTTGAACTCGGGTACGGCCACAGAGTTTCTTAACGGACTGATCGCCGAAGTGATCATCTATAACGGTTCATTGTCCACTACTGACAGGGCGGCGATTGAGGCTTACCTACGGACTAAATACGCATTGCCGAATCCGGCGCAGACTCTCACAGATCCAACCACAATCACCGGATGTAAGCTGTGGCTGAAAGCCGATGCGGGTGTTTATAACGACGCTGGAACAACGCTCGCCACAAATGGTCAGACCGTCCAGCAATGGAACGATCAGTCAGGTAACGGCAATAACGCCACGCAGAGCACCAGCGGAAGCAGACCAACATATCAGACCGGCGTGCTTAATTCGAAGCCTGTTATACGACTCGACGGAACTGATGACTCGATGCAAGTGCCATCGATGACGGTAGGGTCGCTGATGGTGGTCCATAAGTATCGAACCTCGGGTAATTACCCTAACTTCAAAACCCCCTTTAACGACAGAACTGTAGTAGACGGAAGAATTCTCGTAATGGAAAGTGGGACCACGCAGATCCGTAGTTCCAACAACAGCATGAGAAATCGCCACTTTCGGAACGGCGTTCTTACGAACGTAATGGCCCCGATCGATTCTTTCCAGATCTCGTGCGGCTCTTTCCCCGGCAATACAATTACTGACGCCTGCGATATAGGCAGAGACGATCAAAACAACGCACGTTGTTGGGACGGTGATATCGCGGAAGTAATCGCTTATGACAGAGGGCTATCGGTGGCTAATCGCGTCCGAATTCAAAACTACTTGAACACGAAGTACGCGATCTTCTAACGAAGCGGTGGCCCGGAAAGATGTGGCGGGTTCCAGATCACTAGCACAATGCCCAAAATGAGCATAAGCAACGTAAAGATTTCCATCGGTGAAAGGGCGCGGAGCCACTGATATATGCGTGTCGGCATAGCCTTAAAATCCAATCTTCCCAGATGAAGGCAGGGGCTTTAGATAAGCAATCAAAATACTGATAATCAAGGCTGCAATCGCGAACAAGAAGGTGAACCAGTCAATATCACCCATCGTCTCGTCCTCACGTTTTTGCTGGCTGTCGTTTTTCATCGCGATCAGATCCTTCTTGCGATTTTCCTAGTGTCGCATCCAAAACAGCGGACCAAGCACAGCAAGGCATAAAACAGCAGCATCAGTAAGAACGAAATGACGGCTGAGAAGATCACGCCCCAGCCGATCGTTGTAGCCCACCACATGCGACCGCGAACCATTTTGCCGCAGCCCGGACAGGCGATCGCCTTAGAAGAATAGTTATGTGAGCAGTCTGAGCAGGAGTAGAGAGCCATAATTGCGTTTGGCTATCAACGTCCGTGCCAAAACCGAAAATCTAACGAATTATGAAGGGCGGGCTGCCCGCCCTGTTCGCCAGCGCGCAGTTGAGCGGGCGCAAGCAGCGTAACGCTCAGTTCTGCGACTCCACGATCGGTAACACCTTGCGATCAGTTTGGATCGTGAAAGTTAATCAGGATTGGTTTTGCTCTTCAAGCCGTGGCCGGTTGCGCAACGAAGTTTCTCAATGACGCGACGATGCCTTTGAACAGGTAATCCTTTACCTTCTGTTCGTCTGGTAGCTGATCGTAAGGAACGCAGCACGGATGCTCTTTCTTGGTTTCGTCTTTCACTGGTCCATGTTTCCATCCGGCCGCAAATTTGTCGTTGAGCCATGCGTCATGCTGCGCGCTAGCGGGTGCGTTTGGGTTGGCAAGAGCGAACTCAACACCTTTGATTGCAGACTCGCGTTGCCAGTCGCGCGCCTCGTTCCAAGAAAGCTGTGTTAGGTCACCAGTGGTTTCGCAGTAAGCTCGGTTTGCCTCATGGCAGACTTGAGCAATTTGTTCAGGTGTCACGTCAATTCTCCTTTCAGGGTTTACAGGGTTACTTGCCTCGATAATCAAGGCGTTTAGCTCTCGCAATTTCGTAGAGCGCGTCCACGTCGAAGTGTGGGCCAAAAATCCTTTGACCGCGATATAGAAAATGTTCACGAACGCGATGCTCGGCAGAAGTTAGCGCACACTTCAGAGCAGTTTGGACCAATTCACTCTTGACCATGTCGCGAGATAGCTGCCACGGCCTTGTGTATTGTGTCGTCGGCTCCTTCGTAACGATGTCCGATTCGGTGTAGAACGCGCGCAAGAAGAGAGCGCATGGGCCGGGATGGCCATCTTGACTGCGTTCCAGAATTTCAAACTGGTAGCCGGGATAATTGACGAGCGCCAATACGTCTCTCATTTCGTCAGGGGTCAAGTGGCCTCCTCTCTTTCAGCAGAACCGCAGAACCTATGCACACACAAGATAATGATCACGATTAGCAACGCGATCGCCGTAGCAATCCCTTGTAAGTCCCGTCCAAGATCGTCATTCATGGCTTCCAATCCCTCACTGCTACGGCATCACCGTTCGAAAGATTACGCTGACTCAAGTGCGGTGACGATTTCGTTTGCCGCTTCAGCGTAATGCAGCATCTTCAGTTGATGTACCAGGTGGCCGCTATTGCCTTTACCGGCCGCGTTCCACGCTCTCGCAGCGCGTTGTGTTATGTCAACCGCATCCCCTACTCCTGCGGCGTAGTTAGAAGAAGATTGCAGGGCGGAGGTGAACCCCTGAAGCAACTCGCGGTAAAACCGATCATTATCAATCCACCCGCCCTCGCCGAATTCGTGATCGTACACTCTTTTCAGAGCTTCCCGTGCTTGTGCTTCTGTCCCATCGTTTGTCTTTCGAGAAATCACGCAACGCGCCTTTTCTTTTTTTTCGCTGAGATCTCTGGCGCGAGCACCGCTTTACACAACGCCTTGCTCAGCTCGCCGCACCAGGCATTGCCGATTTGCTTAACGATGTCTCCGCGCGTACCAGAAAACTTGTAGTCTTTAGGGAAAGACATTGCTGCCGCGAGCTCGTGCGGTTGCAGCATTCGGAAGTGAATGTCGAGCGCGTAGCCGTTGATCACCGGCTGGACCAACGCGATTCTGTTCGCACCTGTGACGGTCGGGAGTGGCTCATCTACCGACTTCGGAGTGTTGTTTGTGTTGTTAGGTACGACGAACGGCTCGACGAGGGCTCGCGTTTGGCGTCCGAGAACTGTACCGAGCGGCTGCTCAACTGATGCGGCCTCGCCTGCTCTTTCTGGGCCGCCCGCTCCGACGATGAAGGGCTCAACTAACCCAAAGCGATCTTTCGTCGTTACGGTTGGCGTAGGCTCTGAAACAGAAGAGGCGCCGTCGCCGTTGCCGTAATACTTCGATAGAAAGGGCTCGACGACTCCGAACTTGCCATTGCCTGTAGCGGGAATAGTTGGTATGGGCTCTTCGACAGAATGCGTTCGCGGCGCTTGACCATCACGTTCGCCATACATCGGGACAAGAAACGGCTCGACCATGCCGCGGTGGTTCTCCGCGAGAACTGTTGGCAACGGCTCGTCGACGCTGTTTGGCGTGCGCCCTTGTCCTTCAGGGCCACCGGCAGAGATCAGGAACGGTTGTGCTAATCCGAACCGTCGCCCGGCCGTTGCGGTAATTGTTCGCAGTGGATCGTCAACTGAATCAACTCGTTCCCCGTTCTGTTCGAAGTGTCGATGTGGAACTAGAAAAGGTTCGATGACAGAAATAGCGCCGCCCGCGGCAACGGTTGGCAGCGGATCTTCGACTGAACGCGGCACGCCGCCCGACTGTTGCTGAAGTACAAACGGCTCGACAATTCCGATCTCTCCGCGGTTCGCACCGGTTACAGTTGGAATAGGTTCGTCAACGCTGTTTTCACGCCCGCCATGTGTTGTATGCAGCAGGAATGGTTCAGCCACGCCAAAATCAGCACCGCTGCCGGTCACGGTTTGAATTGGCTCGTTTACATCCTGTGCCGTGTGCGGGATTTGTTGGTTCGCTGTGCCTTTGAATTGGACTAAGAATGGTTGCGCGACTCCGAGCGCGCCGCCCCTTGCCGTTGTAATCGTCGGCAGTGGTTGGTCGATATCGCAAACGCGACCGCCGTGCTCCATTGCAATGATGAATGGTTGAAGATGCGGCCCGCCGAATTTCTTCAATCCCGCAATGATGCGCGCGATCGTGGCTGGTCTGAGATCTTTCTTGCGATTGAAAATGCTTCTGCTTCTGATGGACCAATCAATTACGCCCTCGCGCGCGCTGACGTGTTTCTGACGTTCCCTGAACAGATCGGCGCCCGCTTGTTTCGCGTGAGTCGGACTCGGCCACGAAATGTGATGACGCCCCCTGCGCAATTGAACGAACAAACGGCGACGTGTTTGCGGATCGCCATAGTCGGCTGAATTCAACACGACGACGTCGGCCGTGTACGCGAGAGATCGAAACGCTGCAATATAGGCATTGAAGGTTTCGCCGCGCTTGCTCTTTAATGGCTTATGATCTACGCCAATCGGCCCCCACGATCTCCACTCCGGAACGTTCTCAATCAGGATCGTGTCGATGTAAAGCTCCTGAGCCCATTTCAAAATGTGCCACGCGCTCGCGCGTGACTGAGCGTTGACCGGGCGGCCACCACGCGCCGTTGAAAAGTGCGTGCATTCAGGACCAGCGAGCAATAAATCCAGACGTCCGTTGTGTCTGAAGACTCGCCCGCTATTCGGATCGACAAACTCGGCCTGTAGCGGGTTAACCTGCTCGACCGCTTCGCATAGGTGAACAACGTTCGGATGGTTAAGGCCGTGCGTCTCGACGGCTGTGGGCCAGTGATTGATCGCGAGCAGGTCAAGGTCATATCCGAGCTCTCGACAGGCGCGGACCAATCCCGTACTCGCGCCGCCCGCACCTGCGAACAGATCAACCGCCTTGATTAGCTTTTGTTTGCGTCTCACCATTTTCGATTAGCTTCCACTCACCACGTACAGAACCACTCCCCAGGCAATCGCCAGGATTAAGGCAACAATGCCGGATATGAGATCGTCTCTGGTCATTTCTCAAACGCCTTCATAAATTCCGCGATCTGCTCTTCACTCCAGTCAGGACACTTCTCTGCAAGTACACGAGCCATCAGGTCGTAGGGTCTGCATACTTGACCGTGCCCCCAATACTTTCTGTTCTCACTAAAATTCGCTGCGCGTGAAACGTGAACGTCGTTATACGGGCATCCGCCCGAAACCTTGGCCCAGCGATCGAAGGTGGTCGGGTCAGGATGATTCTGTGAATCGAACAGCATGAGATCGGCGCAAAGCTGCTGAGATAAATCGCCCCAAGTCGCAAGGAGGACCATCGTCGGCGATGGGAGGTTGGCTCCGTCGAGGTTGGCTCCGTCGAGGTTGGCTCGCACGAGGTTGGCTCCGTCGAGGTTGGCTCCGTAGAGGTTGGCTCCGTAGAGGTTGGCTCGGACGAGGTTGGCTCCGTAGAGGTTGGCTCCGTCGAGGTTGGCTCCGTAGAGGTTGGCTCGCACGAGGTTGGCTCCGTAGAGG